ATCTTATTATTCTGACTGGTGTTAAACATAGTTCCAAGACTACCTCTTATTTTAAGAGAGGCGAAGTGTCTGGTGATCTATGGGGCTAATCTAAGATAGTCGAACGGGCCACGCCAATTTTTTTCATTACAGATGTAATCCGTATCATTTTTGCATTGGATATGTTCATCAACGTTTCTCGTAGGTTGTGCGTTTTGGGATGGGATGAAGATAGCCTTTCTGCGTTTTAAAAAAAATTAACTTGCCAAAAAGTTTTTTTTTACAATACTGTCTCTGTGTTAATACATTGAAAATTAAGGGGTTAAATTGGCATGTTAAAAATTTTTTGTAGTGAGTTCGAAGTTCAACGCAAGGACCTGCATAGACTTCTTACGTCTTCAGAGTGGCCGTTTAAGAATGCCTTGATGGAAGGACTATTTTTTCTCGCGGAGGACAATGACCAAGTAAAAGATGAGGTCTCACAGTTAAGGGCTCAGTACATCGAGCATGATGCATGCTGGAAGCGGCTAAAGCTAAAATGGACAACCATACCTTTGATGCACTCGGCTCTAGGATTGAAACAGACCTTCAAAGATACGCTGTTCGCTGCCGGTGTATTTCAGCTTTGGGGAAGAGACATATGGGATGTCGATCAAGAAATGGCGGTTGAGTCCTTTCTACACGCGAATCGAACTTTGAATGAATGTCGTGGGGCTGTGGATTTCAATCAATTGATTGATAGTGAAAAAATGGTGAGTGAGGGCCGGCGGCAATCAGCCAAAAAAGGAGGAAAGGCAAAAGCTGAGCACTATATTCCGGTAAAGCAGGAGGTAATAAGGTTACTCCACAAAAATGTTCCGTCAAATGGAGGCTGGAAAAACAGAACCGTAGCCGGAAAGGCTATCGAACAGGATTTAATGAGTTTTGTGAAAAAAATGAAAGCACAAAATGAGGGATTGGATCTTAATGAAGATGAGCTTCTCACAACTATCGTACGCTGGGCACGCGAAAATGCTGAGGTAAGAGCGGCCTTCGAAGCAACAGTTCGAGTTAAGGTTGGTAAAAAAAAATAGCGTAATTTTAACGCTATTTTTAATGTAACAAATCGCCTGATTTTTTATCCAACAAGTCTCAGTACACCAGTGTTTGGTGTAATTATGGTTCCTTTGTCGGCTGAAATAACAAAATCAGCCCACCACTGCATCATCGGACGACGTTGCTCAAGGTAATCGCTTCGGTTGTAAGCACGACGTACCTCATTTTTGTCCACATGAGCCAATGCTGCTTCAATAACATCAGGTGGAAATCCCTGCTCATTGAGAGCAGTGCTGGCGATAGAGCGTAAGCCATGAGAAACGAGAACGCCTCCCAATCCAGCACGCTTAAGTGCGGCATTCACTGTTTGGCTGTTCATCGGCTGGGTTGGTTTGATGCGACTGGGAAAGATAAATTCTCGGCCACCACTGAGAGACTTCATCGTTGCAAGAATAGCGAGGGCTCCTTCAGACAATGGAATCGTATGCTCCCGGTTCATCTTCATTCGAGCAGCAGGAATTTTCCATTCGTTGGCATCAAAATCGATCTCATCCCATCTCGCTTCAGAGGCCTCGGCTGGTCGGGTAATGGTGAGAAGCTGCCACATGAACAAGCACCGCGTTGACATACTGATGCTAGCCGTACGCATAGTTTGCATTAGTTGTGGTAGTTGCTCCGGGCGGATGCTTGGCATGTTTTTCTTTTGCGGTTTCTCGAACGCTTTTCCGATATTTACACTGGGAACTGCATCAATCAAGCCTGTGTTCTGCGCGTAAATCATGACTTCATTAATACGCTGACAAAGGCGTCGGACTGTCTCTAATGCACCTCTGGCCTGAACCGGCTGCACTGCTTTAACCAGAGTATGAGCCTTAATCTCAGTGACACTGATATCACCGATAGCTGGGAAAACATCTCTCTCAAGCGAGCGCCAGATATCGTCGGCATAGTCCTCTGTTACGCTGGCTTTCTTCACATTCCACCAACGCTCGGCAACTAACAGGAAAGTATTGGTTTTGGCCTCTTGAGAATTTCTCGCCTGTTCTTTCTGATATTCTTGGGGATCAACGTCTTTCGCCAATAAAACTTTAGATTCGGCTCTGAGTTTACGTGCATCAGAAAGCGAGACGGCAGGGTAGGCTCCGAAGCTTTGTTTGGTTCGCTGCTTGGTCAGAGGCCGATAGTAACGGAACTGCCAGAGCTTACTACCGCTGGACTTGATTAGCAGAGTAAGCCCGTCACCGTCATACAGCTGATAATCGGCATCTTTAGGTTTGGCAGCTTTGATTTCCGTATCGGTTAACGGCTTGGTTTTTCTTGCCATGGGGAGTCTCCATGCGTTTAGGCCCAACGAAAACAATAGAGCTTTTCGTTGGGCCTATCAATGGGCCTAAAAGGTTCGGATTTAATTAGTTCTCTTCGGACTACGCGGGACAAATTGCAGGCACAAAAAAGCCCGCAGGGCTTGCGCCGTGCGGGCTCTTAGGACTTCATCGGATGACTCTGGTAATCACCGATGGAGAATTTTGGTGGGCTGGGGGGAGTTGAACCCGCGTCCGAAATTTCTACATACCATTTTAATCATAAGAAAAACAATTATTTACTTTTAAAAACAGTATGTTGGTATCATTTGGTGTTTTCCCATTTTATGCGTTTTTAATGCCCTGCCGCCAAAGTGCCGCCATTAATTGCCCTCTATTGGCTCATAAGGTAAAACTTCATCAATGGTCTTTTCAAGACGCCTGAAATCGGTTATTGGATAAAATTTAACCAAATCTTCATGAAAGTTTTTAATTTCTCTATTTTGTATATGATCGATTGCCTTATCAAATTCTGTATCTCTTTTAATTGGATAATCTAAGGTTTTAAGAAGTTGCCATGATATAGGCTTTGTTAATTTGAATGTTTTAGAAAGAGTTGGGCAATATAAATTTGTTGTCATTTGCTTGTAAGTTGCTTTAGGTGGAATTACAACATTGATTGCCAAGTTGCTATGCTTGATGGATGTTATTTTAGTTGAGCGATATGCTATGCCAATTATAGGTGAGCGCTCTCTTTTGCTTATCCATTGCATTAATATGTTAGGAATGATGTACTCTTCATTAAACGCTGCATCAGGTTGCTTTTTGATGTAGTTGCATGCAATTATTAATGGCCACAAACATAAGTATGAAATCAATATCTCCTCGGGGATAACTCTTAGAATATAATCTTTTCTAAGGGATATTGACGAGTTTAATAATTCCGAGGAGAAGTTTAATATTAACTTGTCGGTTGGGCTGCTTATCGATTTAAATGACGATATATAAAGTCTATCAAAGTCAGGCTTTCCCATTTCTTGCCAGCAAATATATAGTGATGTTCCGAGGTATAGACAAGGAAGGCCAGCAACAGAATATCTTTGTGCGCTTACTAAGTGCCTCATTTTAAATGGAATGTGAAATAATTCCTTGCGATCTTCTAAAAACCGATCTGATTTTCTTACTCTATATAATGGTCTATCATCATTACAAATTTCGTTCAGGTTTATACAAATGTTTTTAAGATGCTCACTTTTGCTTTTACTACTAAAGGTCTTATCGAAGAGGTCGTAGGCAGCTTGAATGTCACCTGACAAAAAATGCTCTAAACACTCAGATATGGTGTCTTGAACATCATAGATGGTCCTCATATAACGTTGTAGCCTTCGCATAGCCATTTTAGTTGATAAGTGATGATGATTTGCTAGGTTTGACGTATGGGATTTTAAAATTTCTATATAGCTTTCACACTTTACATTAAAGTCTTCGATAATGTCGCTTGTGCCATCTTTTATTTCACATGGTGGTGTTATTTCTGAGCAGCTACGTAATGAGGAAAAAAGTGAGCCGTATGCAGTACTATTAGTTACCGTTACCATATTTTTATAATCCTAAAATTGGGTTTTTATATATAGCATCTTCTAGGTGGTCTGGAGAAAAATGAGAATAAATCATAGTCATTTTTATATCGGCATGGCCTAGAATATCGCGCAGAACAAGTATATTCCCGCCGTTCATCATAAAATGACTGGCAAATGTGTGACGCAGCACGTGAGTGCACTGCCCTTCCGGCAGTTCAATACCGGCTCGCTTTACTGCGCGCTCAAAGGCTTTTCTACAGGGCGTGAATAACTTCCCTCTGTTTCTAGGTAGTTCGTCATACAGATCCTGAGATATGGGTACGGTACGGTTTTTCTTACCTTTGGTTTTAGTGTAAGTGATTCGGTATTTTGATAACTGATGGCCCTGCAGATTTTCGGCTTCACTCCAGCGCGCGCCGGTGGCAAGGCATATTTTTGCTATCATCAGCAGGCTGGGGCTTTGAGAATCAGCGCAGGCATCCAGCAGGCGCTTAATTTCTTCAGGTGCCAGGAACGCCAGTTCGCCCTCTGCGATTTTGAATGTTGGCAGCCCGGCAAGCGGATTTGGGGCTGACCAGTGACCCAGCTTTTTCAGCGTGCCGAAAACTGATGAGAGGTTACGTTGCTCAAGGTTTACCGTTCGAGGCTTAACTGGCGACATAAACGCACCATCCTCACTTCGTACTTCACCTTTTAATCGTGCTTCCCGATATTTCGTAAAGTCACCGGCTGTCAGCTCCAAGGCAACGGGATCGCCAAGGCCATTGCAAATGATGCTGAGCTTCGCCATCAGGCGTTTAGGGTCTGCGAGAGTCTGCCCGTAAAGGGAATGCCACTGATCAATCAGTTCTGACAAATGCCGCCGATCTTCCTTCTCACCAAGCCATGGCTTTTTGTTCACTTCATCCATGGTAAAGTTTTCGAATGCTACGGCCTCGCCTTTCGTCGCAAATTGCTTACGCACGCGCTTACCGTCCCGCCCGTTCGGGTAACATTCACAAAGCCATTTTCCGTTTGGCTGCTTCCTTGTCGTCATATCAAAGGCTCTTAATAATTTTCAAGGCTTTGCCTAGCACCTCAAGGGCGTCCAGGCTGCATTCAAATGAGGAATCATCTTGATGAACAACTAACCGGTTGCCTGGGAGACGAGTGAGCTTAACGATGCTTTTTATCCCATCGATATCAACCAACCACATACCGTTAACTGGTGGTGTTTGATTGCGATCCACTAGGTAAGAGTCCCCAGCAGTATTTACCAAAAGTAGGTTGCTGGAGTCTGAGGGGAGCAGGCTGCTGTCAATGATTGCTTTTCCTGCTTCAACTAACGAACCGCCAGTTAAAGTGACTTTGTCAATTTCGGGAGAAATAAGGTCAGAAAGAAGTTTTACCTTGCCTGAGTTCACGAAATTGATGTTTTTTTCTGAGTCAATATTTGAACCTGGCTCGCCCTGCCCAGTGGTTAGCCACAGTAAAGAAACCCCCGTCTCAAGAGCACACTGAATTACCCATTCAGCCGGGAAGCTATCTCTTAAGTATCTGTTTGCCATGGTGCTTTTTGATGCGCCCAGATGATCGCAAAGCTGTTGTCTGGACTTGAAATCGTAGGCTGCCATTAGCCTATGGATCGCCTCTTTACCTCCGGTATTTTCGCCAGCCTTCACCTGTATCATTTTTCAATCCTATTGACGTATCAAATATTGGATCGTAGTATCTCGATGTATCAATTATTGAATCAAATAAAACAAGATAAAACGACGTAAACCAAACCTTAACCGGGAGATATTGCACTATGAGCACCGATATTTCAATTCGTGTACCAAAAGAGATGGCAACGCCTGCAGAGTTCGCGGAATGGGAAGGTATCTCCCGCGGCTCTGTTTACCAGAAAATCCATCATGGGCGGCTCGCTAAATACATGGTTAAAAAGGATAAAAACAAGGGGCGCGTCAGCCTCCGCTATCTGATGTACAAAGCTGATCAGGTTCGTGAGTCCCTTGGTCATTCTAACTTCCGCATCATCGTGGGCCAGTAAGTTCAATTATGAGAACTTTTAAAGGGGCTAACATGTTTGATTATAAGATTTCCAAACATCCGAACTTTGATGAAGCCTGCCGGACCTTTGCTTTACGCCATAACATGACAAAGCTGGCAGAGCTCGCTGAAATGAACGTTCAGACACTGCGCAACAAGCTGAACCCGGAACAGCCGCACCAACTCAACGCGCCGGAAATCTGGTTGCTTACCGATCTCACTGAGGACTCAACACTGGTTGATGGTTTCCTTGCGCAAATCCACTGCCTGCCATGCGTGCCGCTAAACGAAGTCGCCAGGGAGAAAATGCCGGATTACGTACTGAAGGCCACGGCAGAAATCGGCCGCGTAGCCGCCGGTACTGTTTCCGGTGAAGCGCACACCACTGCAGGCCGCCGTCAGATTGTTGACAGTATTAACTCAGTCACCCGCCTGATGGCATTAACCGCTGTGACACTGCAGGCACGCCTGCAAACCAGTCCGGCAATGACAAGCGCAGTTGATACCGTAACGGGCCTCGGCGCGTCGTTTGGTCTGATCTGAGGTGGCTATGCTGACCAACCAACCATCACTGGCATCGCTTCTCGTTAAGCAAAGTCCGTCTCCACATTTCGGGCACGGCTGGATCATGGGGACCGATGGCAAGCGCTGGCACCCGTGCCGCTCTCAGGATGTGCTGCTGGCTGACCTGTCCACCACTAAACAGGGGAAACCATGGCTATTGACGGCGATTCTGCGACTGTTCCGCTAAGCCCTGGGCATCGCCTTGACGGGCTGAACCATATCGCAGAATTAAGGGCGAAAGTATTTGGCTTAAATATTGAGTCTGAATTGGAGCGGTTTATTAGCGATATGCGAAACCCACGGGATATTAACCATAAACAGAATGAGCGGGCATTAGCAGCAATTTTCTTTATGGCGAAGATTCCGGCGGAACGTCATAGCGTCAAAGTGAGTGAGCTGACGACTGACGAAAAGCGGGAGCTGATTAAGGCTATGAACCATTTCCGCGCAGTGGTGAGCTTATTTCCAAAACGGCTAACCATGCCGATTTAACCAGTAAGAGAAATTAATGGCGTAAACCCGCCGGGCATTTTTTTGCCCAAATTCAGGAGAAGCACTATGCGAAATATTGAAACCCGTAACATCAAAACCGGCCCAGATGATGCAGGCCTTAATCTGCTGCTGACCGAAGCGCGTAAGGAAGAACGCCGCGGACGCGCTGATGTGTTTGCTGCCCGTCTGGATAACCTTGCAGCCCGTATCGCCTCCCGTCAACTGACTCATGCGGAAGCGGCGGAGCTGCTGCGTGAAGAGGCCGTGAAAATCCAAAACGAAGCACAGGAGATCCACTGATGGCTGATTCTATGGACCTCGTACAGCAGCGCGTTGAAGAAGAACGCCAGCGCCATATCCACATCGCCCGTGCCAGACAGCCGGGCGTTTCCCGCGTCTTATGCATCGACTGCGACGCACCAATTCAGCCGGCTCGCCGCCGTGCCATTCCGGGGGTGCAGTGCTGCGTCACCTGTCAGGAAATCGCAGAGCTGAAAGGCAAACACTACAACGGGGGCGTTGTATGAGCGTAATTCATGATTTAAAGATTGGCCCGCTGTTTTTTAATGCTGTAGCAAACGGCGAGAAAAAAGCAGAAGTGAGAAAGAATGACCGCGATTTTAAATGCGGTGATTTTCTGCTGCTGCGTGAGTGGGAGGGGGAATATTCAGGTAATAAGCTGATAGTAAAGGTTACGCATATATTGCCGCTTGATGGTTTAGTTGTCGGCGGTAGCAATTGGGTAATGATGTCGGTTTCTCATATCGAAGAAAGTGATATTCAGCCTTTTATGGAAGCAGTTATTGGGGGTGTTCAATGAGCACCATCCTGAAATGGGCGGGCAATAAAACCGCCGTCATGCATAAGCTGAAAAAGTACCTGCCTGCAGGCCCGCGATTGGTTGAACCTTTCGCGGGTTCCTGCGCTGTGATGATGGCGACAGAGTATCCTCATTATCTTGTCGCTGATATTAATTCGGATCTGATTAATCTTTATAAGCAGATTGCATTTAACTGCGAGGGATTTATTACTAACGCTAAAGGGTTCTTTGTCAGCACCAATAGCGAAACCTCTTATTACAATATCCGTCAGGATTTTAATCATTCCTCTGAAATTACTGATTTCTGGAAAGCTGTATTTTTCCTTTATCTTAATCGCCATTGTTATCGTGGGCTGTGCCGTTATAACAGGAAAGGTGAATTTAACGTTCCATACGGGAATTATAAAAAACCATATTTCCCGGAAGACGAAATCAGAGCATTTGCAGAGAAAGCAAAACGCGCCACCTTCATTTGTGCCAGCTATGAGGAAACTTTAGCAATGGTCAAAGCAGGTGATGTGATTTATTGCGACCCACCTTATGACGGAACATTTACCGATTATCACACTGATGGTTTCAATGAACTTGAACAGCGTCGCCTGGCGACGACTCTTGATGTGCTGGCAGCAGCAGGCCATCAGGTTGTTGTGTCGAACAGTGAAACCGAGCTGACGAACGCGATTTACCAGAATTTTACCCGCCACCGTATTAACGCAAAACGCAGTATGGGCGTTGCCGGTGGTGATGGTAAGTCTGCAACTGAAATTATCGCTGTTTCTCAACCTCTGATCTGGTCCGGGTTTGATCTGGCAGCGTATCCAGACGTGAGTGCGTCTTACGAAACTTTCCAAAGAGAGTATTTGTGTGAGCCATCACGACGTTAAAAACTACGGCGGCGCAGATGATGCCGCCGCTGCGTTTGCATGGAATGCCCCGAAAAAAGCGGTTAACCCGTATGTGGACCCGGCGGAAGTTGCGCCGGTGTCTGCGCTTTCAAACCTGATTGCTCTCTACGCCAGCGATAACGAGCTGGAGCAGCTGCGCCGTGAGGCGATGAGCGATGAGGTCTGGGAACGCTATTTCTTCAATGAAGCCCGTGATCCTGTTCAGCGTGAAATGGAGCAGGATATAGCGCGCGAAAAAATTTGATACCGATTTGAAAATCAATCGATACCAATAAATTAAGCAACAATAAAAATATTTGATACTAAACGGGGGTCTGAAGACGCCCGTTTAGGTTTGAACGTGTGGCTAGAGTGCGATTGACCGCCTTGCGAAATACGCCTGGAAATAGTCATAAGCTGCTTGAATCTCAGCATCAGACAATGCACGGCCAAAAATCATGGCGACAGCAATTGTCGACGCTTCCGGGACTTCGCTGCTGTTACTGCGACCAATCCGGTATGTCAAAGCGGGGTTGGTGAAAGATTCAGCACTCCCGGGTACTGTAACATTCGCTCCTGTTTGGCTGGTCATATTCTTGATCGTCAATTTTTTACCTGTATCTCGTCCGTACATAAACGCCGGAGTTCCGTCAGTGATGTCCTGTTTTGTTGCTGCAAACTGCACGGATGAAACATCAGTGGTCGGGTCTTTATAATGCGAATACATTGCCAGGTTAGGATTACCTGTATCCGTGACCAGACTACGTCCTGCATCATTAGTACCTCTATACGAAGCAATAAAATACTGACGTTTCGCTGGATTAATACGCTTCGAAATCGTGATCAGTGTTGTTTCCTTCGTTGTCGGCACTCCAGTTTCAATGAAGTTATTTAAATCGAAGGTGGCAAAATGATTACTTACTACCGGTGAGCCTGTCACTACGGCATCGACACCGCCAGGCGCATAGTTCTTTGACAGATTACCGCGTCCGTAAATTCCAGCATAAAGAAGACCATCAGTCGTAAACGGCGGGTTCCATCCATCCGGGTTTGCGATAATGTTAGACGGTACATTTGATTTAATAACCATGACCATTGTTTATTCTCCGTAAGGGATAGAAAGACAGAATTGGACCGATGCATTGTTTAACGGGTACGGCTTACCAACCAGTTCCGGGATGTTTTCCGTCTCGTACTGGCCAGTACCTTCTTGAAAAATGAAACTATCCAGCGAGTTAAAATTGTCGCTGTCAAAAACGTTACCGTTACCTTCATGAGTAGTTTTATCGCCGTACCATAGTTTTGCGTTGGCGGAAATATCCCGACCTGTCGTTATTTTGATAATCGTATCAGCCACAATCTCAACATTGCTGATAGCAACGGTTCCAACGCTGTCAGTCACCCGAAAACCTTTATCGGCATACAGCGTTGCAACGTTTTTCACGTATGACGGTCTGAATGTTAGCGGCGGGGACGGTACGTGATAAAACACATAAATCTCACGCCCGATAATGATAATTTTAATCGGCCCCAGTGGCTCCCAGCCTTGCCCCTCGTTTAGTACCTGGTGCATCACTTTGGCGAATTGCATATCCATCCAGCGATAGCCGTTTGGTCCCAGGTGCCCCCCTTTATCCGGGAAGGGGTAGGCAGGCGTGACGAGATACGCATTCTCATGCTCACGGCAAAATTCCCACTGTGCCATCCCGATGGATAAATCAGCGTCATCACGTGTAAAGCCAGCACCTGTCTGGTACATAAAAATAGCGGGTGGTGCTTTCTGCCCGGCGATGCCGATGGCCATATCGGACACCATGTCGGTATACAGCTTTTCGAGACTGGCTTTATAGGTCGCCTTGTCGTTAGAGCCGTTGGTCTTACTGTAATTCCACTCGCCCTGAATCCAGATAATTGCACCGATGGAATAAGATACATCCTCTATATCTGCCAATGCTTTCACCTGCTGAACAGCCTGAAGCGGACGCTGGTATAGTTCAGGTGTAGCCCCTTTTGAAAGCTGCTCGATACTACGGCCATTAACACCGGTGCTGGATAAGACAAATCGACGGGATGGGTCACGCTCCAGACAATTGCGCTGCAACCAAAGGCGGCGAAGGCCGTTTGCAATAGCAACACCACCTTCGCCCTCATTGGGTGAACCGGCTGGCAGGGCTGCAACCTGCTCATTGTTAATTACGGCGCTCCCTGTGCTGTTCTGAACCACTGCGTGCAGCGGTTTTAATACGGCATCACCCACCGGTACAAATTCCGGGTTAGAGCGGTGTGAGGGACGGATTGAATCACCCAGCATCAGATTATCGAAACCCTCAATAGGGGTTTGACTAAGTGCGGGATACCCTTCCTGCTGCGTACCTAGGCTCTGACTGTAAATCAGGAGATGAATCAACCCGGTAACAAGGCGTTGCACTGCGGCGTTATAGCGGCTGCGAACATTCTGCGAATACGCTTTGTTTTGCGCATCTGCGGCTGTGAGATCAAAAGTTTCATCCGGGATTTCTTTACCTCCGATGAGTTCGCCATCAGCATCAGTCAGCGCTTTGAAAAAACCCTCTTCATCCTCAAGGTTTAGCCAGCCCATACCACCCGCTTTCGTGGTGAATTGACCATCACCGCTTAAGGCTTGCGGTGCGGCTTTTCCTGACTGGTCGGCCACGTCAGAATAAAAACCGTCGATATCCTCCAGACGCAACCACGCACCATCGGTGGTTTCGGTATGGAATTTTCCGCCACCGTTCAGCGTTCCCGGCCTCTGCCCTATACCATCCGGACCAATAAGTGTGACAGTAAAACCGTCAGGATCCTGATATATCAATCCCTGACTGGAACTATCAGCATGAGTGAATGTGAGGTCAGAAAGAAAAAC